ATTAAGGTCAACGATACAATTCCTAAAGGTATATTTCAGCGCGACTTTTTTATGAGCATTGTTAAAATGTTTAATCTTTACGTTTATGAGAATAAGTTTAACGACAAGGAACTTGTTATTAGTCCGTATGTGGACTTTTATCCTGACAAGTCGGCTGAAGCATTGGATTGGACTAACAAAGTAGATCGTGCAAAGCCTATAAGTATAAAGCCAATGAGTGAGGTAAACGCTCGATACTATAACTATAAATTCAAAACCGACAATGACTTTTACGGGGAAAACTATCGCAAGAAGTATACCGAAGGTTATGGCGATTTTATTTACGATACCGAATTTGACTTTGTAAAAGAAACAGATGTTTTAGAAGTTATATTTGCTGCATCTACTTTATACCAAGCTACCGGACAAGACAAAGTATTCCCGGCTATTTATAAGAAGTCAAACACAAATAGTGCAGAGGACAGAATGGATAGTATAATTCGTATTATGCAAACCAAAAAGATAACTGGCGTAGGTTCTTGGAACATTATGAATACAACTACAAACTTAGCTACTTATACAAGCTATGGTTATGCAGGGCATTTAGATGATCCAATTAACCCTACTAATGATATTAACTTTGGCGCACCTAAAGAGATACAATTTAGACCTAATAGCTATCCGACTACTAATGTATTCAACGCATTTCATAGTCCTTACCTTGCTGAGATAACAAGCAAAGATAGTAAGCTATTAACTTGCTTTGGTTTACTTGATATAGTAGACATTTTCAATTTAGATTTTAGTAAGTACGTTTATATTGACGGGGTATTGTTTAGGCTTAATAAGGTCGAAAACTTTAACCCAATGGAATATAACACAACTAAACTATCATTCCTTAAAGTAATAGAAACATCATACTAATGGCACAAGAGAACTCAGTAGATATAAATGTTAACGTACAAGGCAACGCAGTCGAGTCGATAGGTAACGTTAAAAAAGCATTAAAGGAAGCGAATGCCGAATTAATAAACGCACAAGCTAACTTTGGCGATTATTCCGAACAAGCTATTGAAGCAGCTAAAAGAGTTGCAGAACTAAAGGACAAGATTAGTGAAGCAAGGGAAACGGCTGATTTGTTTGACCCGGGTAAAAAGTTTCAGGCACTTGCTGGTGCTGCTACTGCGGTTGCCGGTGGCTTTTCTGCGGTACAAGGTGCGCTTGGTTTAATTGGAGTTGAAAGTGAATCGGTAGAAAAATCTTTATTAAAGGTACAATCTGCTTTAGCGTTATCTCAAGGCTTATCTACCATTACTGATTCAGTAAAAGATTTTGAAAGGTTAGGCAAGGTTATTCAAAATACAACTGCGTTTCAAACTGCCTACAATTTTGTAATAGGCAAAAAGGTTGCAATACAAGCGCAAGACACGGCAACAACTGTAGCATCAACTGTAGCAACTAAGGCACAGGCTGCTGCAACCAATACGGCAACTGTAGCAACAACGGCATCGGCTACTGCTATGAAGGTATTGCGTGGAGCGATACTTGCAACGGGAATAGGTGCTTTAGTAATTGGACTTATAGCCGTAGTACAAAACTTTGGCAAAATAAAAACTGCGATACTTAATGCTATCCCAGGACTTGGCAAATTTGCATCTACTGTTGGTAATGTTATTAATGCCTTTACTGACTTGATAGGCGTAACAAATGCAGCATCAAGGGCAGAGCAACAAAGACAAGCAATCTTTACAAAAGCGGCTGCAGGTACTAAGATAATTAATGAAGGGATTGACAGACAAATCAAACTACTTCAAGCGCAGGGTGCGGAGCAAGGTAAGTTAGATGCACTTAGAAAACAACAAATCAATAATGAATTAAACGATTTAAAAAAATTAGCAGATCAAAAAGGTATTTTAAGAGGCGAAGATGCTAAAAAATTCAAAGACCTTCAAAATGACTTGCAGGTAATTGATGCAACGGCACAAAAAACAAGAGAAGATGCAGCTAAACAAGCAGCACAAAGAGGTTCAGCCAATGCAAATAAATACGGGGAAAGCCAAAAGAAACAAGACGAGCAACTTGCTAAGGAAAGGTTAGAAGCACAAAAAGAAGCTTTATTAAAACTAAGCGAATTAAATAATGAAATATTCTTATCTACTTTTAAAGACGAAAACGAAAAGAAAAGAGTAGAACTTAACCTTGCTTTTAATAAAGAAAGGGAAGAGATTATAGCTAATACCAAGATATCTGAAGAGATTAAAAACCAATTAATAGTTGCTTTAAGAACTAAACTCAATTCAGAATTAGAAGCTATTAATCAAGCTGAGAGAGAAAAGAAAGCAGCTGCAGATGCAAAGATGCTTGAAGATGCAGCAACTCAAATAGCTAAAGAAGATGAATTAGAATTTGCTAATTTACAAAAAAAGTTTGCTAAGACACAAGACGATGATAAGAAACAAGCAGCAAAAGACCTTGCTGACTTAGATAAAAAATTAGCTAAAAATGAAACTGATTTACAATTAGAAAAAGATTTATTAGACCAAAGAGATGCTTTATTAGAAGAACAATTTGCTAATAGTTTAATTACTGAAGACCAATACACCGCAAATGTTGAAGCAAATGCAAAGGCAAGAGTAGATATAGCAAAAAAAGAAGCAGACCAAAAGATAGCTTTAGCACAACAAAGTGCTGCTGCTTTAACTGCATTAAGCGATATAGTAGGTAAAGAAACTGCTGCCGGTAAAGCTTTGGCAATATCTTCTGCATTAATTAATACTTATTTGGGTATTACTCAAGCTTTAAAATTGCCGTTCCCTGCTTCTATTCCTGCAACTGTTGTTGCTGCAACAACTGGTTTTAGTGCGGTTAAAAACATTATAGCAACAAAAGTCCCTGGTGCGTCAAGTTCTGGTGGTGTTGGTAATATGTCTACTCCAAATGTTTCGGCAGCAGCACCAATAGCACCTGCACAACCTCAAGCACAAACAACAAGCCTTAATACTGAAACTATTAATGCTTTAGGCAATCAAGCTATTAGAAGCTATGTTGTGGAGAGCGATGTAACAAGCAGCCAACAACGTATCGCAGCTATTCAGCAACGAGCAAGGTTTGGTTAAATGATAACAATTTAAAACACTTAATATTTAAAGATATGGACTTACCTGTTTATTTATTAGACATTAGCGAGGATATGAATGACGATGCCGAGGTCGATTATGTGGCACTCGTAGACAAACCTGCTATTCAAAAGAATTGGAATGCCTTTAAAAATCAACAACGCTTTGAAGTGGTTAGCGAAGATAAGCGTATTATCTCTGGTCCTCTTATGTTGGCTGATATGCCTATTTTTAGGAGTGATGCTACTTATGGCGATTACTATGTGGTCTTTTCTAAAGACACTATATTTAAGATTGCGCAAAAGTTTTTCAAAAGAGGCTACCAATCAAACGTAAACTTGATGCACTCCCCTGACCAACAAGTAGAAGGTGTAACAATGTTTGAGAGTTTTATAACAGATCAAAGCAGAGGTATACAACCAATGAAAGGGTTTGAAGATGCACCGGACGGCTCGTGGTTTGGTTCTTTTAAAGTAGACAACGAAGGCGTTTGGAATGATGTAAAGGAAGGTAAATTTAAAGGCTTTAGCGTAGAAGGGTTGTTTACTTACAAGACAAAGCCGACCAAAGAACAAGAACTTATGAATGCAATAAAGGAAATATTGCAACGGGTTAAATGATAAACAAAATCTTTTATTAATATTTAAACAAAAAGAATGATGAACGCAAAAGATGCAATTATGCAAATTAGGGCTTTATTCGAAGATATGCCACAAGTAGAGGCTCCGGCTCCTATTGAAGCACCAATCGAGGAAGTACCTGTTACATTCGCGGAATATAGCCTTATGGACGGAACGAAGGTTATGATTAGCGAATTAGCTATCGGTGGCGAAGTTACTTTAGCAGACGGAAGTCCTGCTCCAACTGGCGAACACCAATTAGCAGACGGCACTAAAATTGTTTTAGACGAAGCCGCTAAAATCTTATCTATTGAAACTCCAGAAGCAGAAGCTAAAGAAGCTGACGAAACTCCTGCTGAAATGGGTAAAAAGATGGACGAGAAAATGGCAGACGAAATCGCTGCTTTAGTTTCTGAAAACGAAAATCTTAAAACGCAAGTAGCACAATTAGAGGCAAAAGTTAAGAATGGCTTTAGTCAAGTAGCTGAATTAATAGAAGCACTTACAAAGACACCTAACGCTGAACCTATTGCGCAACCAAAAAACAACTTTAGTTCTAACGTAACTACACACTCAATGAAGTACGATAGGATTGAGAAATTTAGAAACGCTTTATTAAACAAATAAAAATAAAATAAAATGGGATTTGATGTATCTGCATTAGCAAACTATACAAAAGAAAACGAAGCTCTACTTGTAACTTCATCTGTATTGGGTGCAAAAACTGCTTCTCTTATTAAGAGCGCAGGAAACGTTATGGTTGGCGTAAAGTCAAGCGAAAAAATCAACATTATGGAAACTGACGCTATCTTCCAAGATGGTGCTTCTTGTGGCTTTAATGCTTCTGGTTCTACTACCTTTACTCAACGTACTGTAACTCCTGGTAAAATTAAAGTAAACGAAGCTTTATGTCCTAAAGACCTTGAAGCTAAGTATTTACAAAAAGCTTTACCTACTGGTTCTATGTACGATAGCGTACCTTTCGAGCAAGAATATTCTGAGAAAAAAGCTAAAACAATCGCTGCTCAATTAGAAACTGCTTTATGGCAAGGTGACACTACAAGCGTAAACGTAAACTTAAACAAGTTCGATGGTCTTGTTAAGTTAATCGGTGCTGCTTCAGGTGTTGTTGCTGCAAACGCTTCTACTTTTATCTCTGGCGCTCCTTTATCTTCTATTACTGATGCTAACGTAATCTCTATCTTTGATGGTGTTTACAAAGCAATCCCTGCTAAAGTTGTAGCTGCTGAAGATATGACTATCTTCTGTGGTCAAGATTTATTCCGTACTTACACTATTGCTCTTAAAAATAGCGCTTCTTTCAATTACCAAATTGATGTTAAAGCTGATAGCGAATTTGTACTTCCTGGTACTACAATCAAAGTTGTAGCAGTTGCAGGTCTTAACGGAACAAACAAAGTTTACGCTATGCGTTTAAGCAACTTGTTCTTAGGTACAGATTTACTTAACGAAGAAGAGAAGTTTGAGATTTTCTATGCTAAAGAAGCTGACCAAGTACGTTTCGTATCTGAGTTTAAGATGGGTGTAAATATTGCATTCCCTGACGAAGCAGTTAGATTTATCCTTGCATAATTTATCGGGGGATTGAAATATATCCCCCATTTTTTAAACTAATTAATTTCTAAAATATGCCTTGCGCTTTAACTCAAAATTATACCTTAGATTGTAAAGACAGTTTAGGTGGTATAACCGAAGTTTATTTTGCAGCAGCAGCAGACGTTACCTCAACTACCGAAGCAAGTGGTGTTATTACCGCACTTGTTAAGGCAGCAGGTAAAAGGTTCTATAAGTACGAACTTGTAAAAGGTACTTCTCAAATTGTTGAGAACATCAATGCAAACGTACAAAACGGAACTGTTTTCTATGCTCCAGAATTAACTATCGTATTAAACAAATTACAAGCTAATACAAGAAACGAAATCTTGTTATTGGCTCAAAACACTTTAGTAGCAGTTGCCAAAGATAACAATGGCGCATTCTGGTACTTAGGTAAAACAAGAGGCTTAGACCTTACTGCCGGTAGTTCTGGTAGTGGTACGGCTGAAGGAGACAGAAGCGGTTACACTTTAACTTTTACAGGTGCAGAAGCTGCTATGGCTCCTGCGGTTGCTTCAGGTGTAGCAGCAGCTTTAACAACTCCAGGTTCTTAGGTTGTTTTGGTTTTGTATATAGATGCCCTCGGACTTAATTGTTCGGGGGTTTTTTATTTTGCAAACAATCGCGTTACTTTATATTTATAGTTGTGATAAGATTAATTAAGGGGCAAACCCAAAACATAATACTTACCTTGACTGAGAAGCAGCTTTTAACAAGCCCGAACTATCTATTTATTTTCGAGAATAGATCAACAAATACGGACATCAAATTTGTAAGGCTTAACAATACAGATATAAGCGCATATAAGGATAGGTACAATGAGTTTACTATCGTAGTTAATAGCTTCTTTAATACGGCTTTAAACGGGCAATACACCTACACAATCTACGAGCAAACAAGTACTACCAACACAAACCCGACGGGCTTAAACTTGCTTGAAACAGGCATAATGGAACTTGAGGGTACAACTATATCATTCACAGAATACGAAACAACAAGCACATTCACAATAAGACAATAATGGAAATACAAGTATTGACATTTGCCGAGGCAAAGCAACCGGAATATAAAGAGAAAAAAGGCGAAGGGTATATGCAGTATGGTCAAAACAATGACTATCCTCAATACCTATTAGACCTTTTTAACAAGTCAGCAAAACACAATGCTATCGTAAGAGGCAAAGTGAACTACATTGTTGGTAATGGTTGGTCAGGAGAGCAGCCTATTGTTAAGCAAGTTAATAGAGAGGAAACTTTAAATGACCTTACTAAAAAGGTTGCTTTAGATATTGAATTATTTGGCGGTGCTTATATCCAAGTTATTTGGTCTGTAATGGGCGAACAAATCGCTGAGTTATGGCATTGTGATTATACAAAGATTAGAACCAACAAAGACAACACTCAATTCTGGTATAAAGAAGATTGGAAGGCTACACGCAATCAAGAAAAAGCTGAGATATACAATGCGTTCAATCCTAAAAACCCTGTAGGTGTTCAAATACTTTATGTAAAAGAATACAGACCGGGTATGAATGTTTATAGCCTTCCGGGTTATTTTGGTGCGCTTAACTACATTGAAAGTGATGTTGAAGTAAGTAAGCACGTTTTAGGTAATGCTCAAACCGGGTTTTCTGCAAGTAAACTTATTACTTTACCAAACGGAGAGCCAAGCCCTGACGAGAAACGTGCAGTAAGCAGACAGTTTGATAATATGTACACGGGTGCAGACGGCAAAAAGTATTTACTTGCTTTTGTAAATGATGCAACAAGAAAGCCTATTGTAGACGATTTAGGTGCGAGTGATTTAACTAAAGAAGATTTTAGCCGTGTAGACGAGTTAATTCAAACCAACATATTTAGCGGACACCAAATTACAAGTCCTGACTTGTTCGGTATTGCCGTTCCTGGTCAATTAGGGAATAGACAACAGATGCGTGATAGCTACGAAATCTTTAACAACACTTATATTCGTTACAAGCAAATGCAATTAGAAGGTGTATTTAATATGCTTGGACAATATGCAGGGTTAAACGAAGAGTTAAAGATTATACCTACTGACCCAATCGGTATTGAGTTTACTGAAAATGTACTTATTCAAAATATGTCTAAGGACGAGATTAGAGAAATGTTAAACTTACCACCATTAGAAGTTGATGCAAGTAACGAAGCGCAAAGAGTTACAGATGGTATTGCTGCACTAAGTCCATTGGTTGCTAACAAGGTGTTAGAGTCAATGACTAAGAATGAAATTAGAGCCTTAGTTGCATTGAAGCCTACAATCGATGGCGATGTTATTGCTTCTCCTATAACAACTGAGGAACCAATGGCAGCCGAGACAAGTGTTAATGAACACATCAAAGGTTTGAAAGGTCGCGAGTGGCAAAATATGCAGCGCATTATTCGTGATTTTAACAAGGGTAAGATTACCAGAGAACAAGCAAGTTCTATGCTTAAGGGCGGTTATGCTTTAAATGACGAAGAGGTTGCGACTTGGTTAGGTGCTGAAGATTTAGAATTTAGCGAACAAGATTTTCAAGTGTTCTTTGAGTTCGGAGAAGACAGAAACAACTACGAGGTTCTTAAAAGCAAGACAAGATTTAGCGACGATGGTGACTTTGAAATGTTTGCAGATGTAACACAATTACAATCTAACATCTTGGACTTAATTGTTAAGGATAAAAGAATTACCCCTGAGGTAATAGCTGACACTTTAAAAGAAGATGTGGGTGCGGTTAAGCGTGTTATTGATCTATTAATCGAGAAGGGCTTTATTAAGACAAGCGAAGTAAAGCAAGGCAAAGGAATTGATAGTAACGTTATTATCGAAAGGGAATTAACTGCGCCTATTGGTAAAATTGTTGAAGCTATTAAGCCACAAACAACGCAGATTTTAATTCGTTACACATACGAGTGGAAAGCAGGTTTTAACGATAGCGATTTAGATACAAGCAGACCTTTTTGCAAATACTTAGTAACTGCTAATAAGTTTTATACTCGTAGCGATATAGAGCAAATGAGTGCAAGGCTTGGCTATTCTGTATGGGATAGGCGAGGCGGTTGGTACACTAAGCCGGGTACAAATACACATTCTCCAAGTTGCAGACACGAGTGGCGTTCAAACATAGTTAAAAGAAAATAAAGATGAGTTTAAACACATTATTCATAAGCGTACAGAATATTAAAGACCGCTCTGGCTTACACGCTAACGTAGACGAGAAACTTGTATTGCCTGAGATTAAAACGGCTCAAGATATGTATATCTTACCTGCGCTTGGTAGTGCTTTATACAACAGGCTTCAAGCAGGTATTACGGCTAACAACTTAAATGCTAATGAGGTTATTTTATTAGACCAATACATAGCAGATACTTTAGTGCATTATGTACTTAGTGAGTTGCCAATGGGCTTATCGTACCAGTTCTATAACAAAGGCTTGTTAAGGAAAGGTGGGGAAAATACCGAGAACCCTTCGATGCAGGATATGATTGATGTGGCGAATAGATATAAGGCTCGTGCTGAGTTCTACAAGCAAAGAATGATTAAATACCTAAAAGAATATTCTACACTTTATCCTGAGTACTTGAACCCTGGAAGTGGCATTGATGCAATACACCCTGAGAATGATGCTTATACAACGAGCGTTTGGTTAGGCGATTTTGATTGCTGCGCAGGTAAAAGCTTCGAGGAACTTTATCAAGGGAATAGAGGTTGTAGTGATTGCTAATTATGAGTAAAGTAACAACAATAAAAAACCAAAATAAACTGCGTGTTTATTTAGAAAAAATTAAGAATGAGCCTGACGTTAAACCAAATAACAAAGCAGATAACAACACTCGGAAACGACCACGAACAAATTAACTTTGTTTACTTTGGCGATGTGTGGGAACGTTTAAGCAACGGCGAGGTTACTTACCCTGCTATGTTCTACACTTTAACGGGTGCAACTATAAACGCTAAAAATATTACTTATAATTTTAGCCTTTATTTTATGGACAGAATGTTAATGGAAGAGACAAACGAAACCGAGGTTTTATCGGATATGACTTTAGTAGGTCAAGACATTGTTGCGCAGTTACGTTACCCTAAAGCGATTTGGGATATTGGCGATACTGCACCTTTGACTTACTTTACTGAGAGTGATCCAGATTACTTAGCCGGAGTTAAGATTGATATTACAATGCAATTACCTTACTTAAACGATAGATGCCAAGTGCCTTCTATTTATACATACTAAGATGATAGGAAAAAAGATTAACCAATTAGCTACCGAGTTAGCACCTGCTACAACTGATTTAACTATTATAGGCGACCCGACAACGGGAGTAAGTAAAAAGATTACGTTATCACAAATAGCTAATTTATTTGCAACTTCGGGTACAGTTACAAGTGTAGCAGTTACTGAAACAGGAAATGCTTTAACAATAACAGGCAGTCCAATAACAACTGCTGGAACTATTAATATAGGATTTGCAGGAGCAGCTACTCAATATGTAAGAGGCGATGGGCAATTATCTGACTTCCCGACATCAACAGGTGGTGGAAGTTCTGTTTCTTATTATCTAAATTCAAGTGTATCACAAGGAACAATAGGAGGTGTAGCTTATAGACAATTTAATAAAACACCGATAGCAGGTGCAGGAACTGATATTACTGTTTCGACTAACGGATATATAGCTTCTTACATTACTGATGCCAATGACCCAGCTTTATTAGAAGTACCTGCCGGAAACTTTAATTGTGAGTTATATTTTAGTGTAAACTCTAATAATCATAATCCTTATATTTATGCAGAGGTTTACAAATATGATGGAACTACTTTTACTTTATTAGGTAGCAGTCAAAGTGTACCTGAGTATTTAACTAACGGAACTACATTAAGTCCTTACTACTTTGCTGTCCCTGTTACTGCAACTGTTTTAACAACAACAGATAGGATTGCAATTAGAATATATGCAAACGTAGATGGTAGAACCGTAACTTTACATACAGAGAATAGCCATTTATGTCAAGTAGTTACAACTTTTTCTAAGGGATTGACTTCTTTAAATAACTTAACAAGACAAGTACAATTTTTAGCAACAGGTACAAGCGGTACTGATTTTAACATAGCAAGTTCAACGGCTACACATACCTTCAATCTACCTACGGCAAGTGCTACTAATCGTGGTGCTTTGTCAAGTGCAGATTGGACAACATTTAATAATAAGCAGAACGCTTTAACTAACCCGATTACGGGAACGGGAGCAAGTGGGCAGGTAGCATTTTTTAACGGAACTACAAGCTTAACAGGAACTAATAATTTCTTTTGGGACACGGCTAATAATCGTTTAGGTATTGGAACTACAACTCCACAAAGGTCTATTGAGATTTATAATACTACTGCGGATAATCATTTGCGTTTAAGCGGTAATGCTCCAAGTGTATCAATGGGCGAAGCAGTAACGGGTTCTATATACCAAGCTAAGTTCGGTCTTGTAACTACAAACGGGCAATTTGTTTCGGCAGGTGTAGCAGGGGACTTTGTTATTATATCACAAACAGGTGCTACTATTATTGGTACAAGTAGTACCGAAAAAATGAGGGTAAATACTTCTGGTAACGTATCGATTAATAATACTAACAATACTTATAAGTTAGACGTAACGGGAACGGGTAGATATACAGGTCAGCTTAGGTTAGAGTCAACTATTACGGACGGAACTAATACATACACGCTACCAAGTGCAACGGGTACTTTAGCTTTAACTTCTCAATTAACGGGGGGAACTGTAACGAGTGTAGGCTTATCTTCTGCAACAAGCGGAGTAACTATTGGCTCTACACCTATTACAACAAGTGGAACTATTACTTTAGCTATTGCAACTGCAAGTGGTTCTCAGCAAGGGTTATTATCAAGCACCGATTGGACTACGTTTAACAATAAGCAAAACGCTTTAACCAATCCAGTAACGGGTACAGGTACTACTAACTACCTACCTAAGTTTACAGGTGCAAGTACAATAGGAGATAGCACAATACAAACTGACGGAACGGGTAATTTAATGGTAGGTTCTGCAAATGCAGGAAATGCCGGTTCAGTTAATATTAGCGTAGGTCTTGCCGGTACAACTTCTGGTGGTTTACAATTATGGGCAGCAACTAATCAAACGCATTACATACAATTTGGAGATGCTACGTCAGGTGCTGCACCTTATACCGGATATATAGGTTATGCGCACAACAATGACTCCTTAATATTTGGTACGGCTACTTCTACTAAAATGACGTTAAACGCTTCAGGTAATTTATCAATAGGAAACACTAATGATACTTATAAACTTGATGTAACAGGGAGCGTAAGAATAACCGGTAATATTGGTATTAATGGTGTTGCTCCTACTTATCCATTATACGTTAGAGTTGGTACAGACCAAAGATTTAGAGTTGTAGATGGTGGTAGTGGATATACTCAACTTGCTTCACTTAATGATGCAGAAGGAAGTTATACTCCAATAATGTTAGGAAATAGTTGGTTATCAATAGCCTCTACAGGAGCAGCTACATTTACCGCTGCTACTCAAGATGCTATACAAACTGTTGTTAGAATGTCAGGCAATAATGCTTCTGGTCAATTAAAAACATTAGATTTTAAATTAACGGCAGGAACTCCTTTGTGGACGATATCAACTGCGGCAGTAGGAACGGATGCAGGAATTAATATAATGCCAAACGGAAGTGCTGGTTTAAGTATTGCTTATGCAGGAGCAGCTACATTCTCAAGTAGTGTAACGGCAAACGGACTTGTAGTATTAGGAAGCAATAGTTCATCAACACCTTATGCGTTAGGAAGTTCAACTCCAAGATTTCAATTAATGAATGGTGGGGTATATGGTTTAGCAGGAGATGTTTTAACCAATGGTAACACATACTTACAAAGCCAAAGAACTGATGGTAATACTACTGCTTATAATTTATTGTTACAACCTTTAGGCGGTAACGTAGGTATAGGTACAAGTAGTCCGACTGCAAGATTAGATGTAAAAGGAGCATCGCCTTTCATAAGAATAACTGATAGTTCTGCAAGTGCAGAATCAGGTCTTGTTATGGACGCAACGGGTGGTTTCATTAGAGGTGGATTAACTATTAATTATAGTACAGGAGAATTTAAATCATTTTGTGGAGTTAGTGGTAATAATTATTTTCAAACATTCCATACCAACGGAGCCGAACGTATGCGCATAACAAGTGGGGGGGAAGTATGTATCAATAGAACTTCATCTCTTTTATCTTCAGTATTATCTATTGACCAATTTGGAAGTGGTACATCAAATATAGCTTTAAATCATTTCTATACTGGTAATAAATATTTAGATTTTGGGTGGTATGGTACTTCAATAGGTAGCATTACAAATACAAATGGAACTTCAGTTTTATATAATACAACTTCCGATTATAGATTAAAACAAGATTTAAAACAATTTAACGGACTTGATTTACTAAATAAAATTAAAACATACGATTACGAATGGAAATCAGATGGTAGCAGAATGTATGGTGTTATTGCTCACGAGTTACAATCAGTAATTAATTATGCAGTAACGGGAGTTAAAGACGGAAAAGAAATGCAGGGAGTAGATTATAGCAAAATAGTACCTGTACTTATTAAAGCAATTCAAGAATTAAACGATAAAATAAAATAAAAATGGCAACAACTTACAAATGGGTAGTTAGTTCTTTAGACAGTTACCCTCAAGATGCAGAAGGTTTAACAGACGTTATCTGCGTGATACATTGGAGATACCAAGCAGAGCAAGTAGAAAACGATAAAACATACTTCGCTGAGGTTTATGGTACGTTAAGCGTTCCGTCTCCTGACCCTGCGGACTTCGTACCTTATGACCAAGTTACCTACGAAATGGTATGCGGTTGGTTAGAAGCAGGACTTGACCAAGTATCTTTAGACGAGAATTTAGATAGCCAGATTGCAGATCAAATCAATCCTAAAATTGTAAGTTTGCCTTTGCCATTCCAAAATCCTTAATATATCTTTACAAATAAAAAACAACGTATGAAGTACAAACAACTATTACAATTAGTAGCAAACCTTAACGCAGTTATCGGAAGTCAGGAAACAAAAACGCAAAAGAAGTTAGTGCAGATTTACAACAAAGTAAAACCACATCACGAAGCATACCAAGCCGAAGTTGAGATTTTACGTTTAGACAATGCGAGTACCGACGAAAAGGATTGTTTATTGCTTACGGACAAAGGGGAGTACAAATTCTCAAAAGAAGGTATCAAGAAGCTGACTAAAGATATTGAGGCTTTAAATGATAAAGAATTTGATTTTCAAATAATTAACGTAGTGAACCCGGCAAACCTTGAGGACTTTACATTCTTACAAGATTGGGTTACTGGCGTAGAATTTAACAAACAAGAAGAAGAAGAACTATAATGGGAAATAACCACCAAGCAGACCAATCAACAATCGTTTCTTTAGTTAGTGCTACAATTAGCATTACAAATATTCAACCACTATTCACATTGTTGGCGAGTTTGGTGGCTATTGTTTCTGGTGGTATGGCAATCCGTTACTATTGGAAAATGACTAAGAAACTAAAATGAGAATAATACTTTTAGCTTTACTACTTACATCTTGCGCTTCGGTTAAGAAGTTTGAAAAGAGATATGATAGCACGGGGACAACTAAGATTGACTCCGTGCGTTTAACTTTTTATGATAGTGTAACCAAGATTATAGAAAAGGAGCAGATATTTACTAAAGAGGTTACGATCTATGACACAATACGAATAGCAAAGGATAGCTTTGTAGTTATTCCCAAAATTGTAACTAAGTGGGTATACCAGACAAAAGAGAAGGAAACCGACAATAGCCTTATCAAAAAAGATACAATAGCGTTTAATCGCACAGAAACGGCTCAAATTTCGATGGTAGATAAAAATAAGGTAAGTACTGCCAATAACTTTTGGAAGGCTCTAATAGGGCTTATAATAGCGATTATATTAATTTTAGCATATTGGAATAAGTTATGGAAGTAAACAAAGCAGGTAGGGACTTAATAAAGCACTTCGAAGGGTGCAAGTTAAAGGCATACAAATGTCCGGCTAATGTCTGGACTATCGGCTATGGTAATACTTTTTACGAAGACGGAAGCAAAGTAAAGGAAGGCGATGTAATTACTCAGGAAAGGGCGAATGAATTATTTGATACAATCATTGACGATTTCGCGAGAATGACAGATGCGCTTGTAAAATCAAATGTAACGGAGAACAATTTTTCTGCATTAGTTTCGTTTACTTTTAATGTAGGTACGGGCAACTTAAAGAAAAGCACTTTACTAAAGAAGGTAAATGCTGACCCTAAAGACCCTACAATTAAGGCTGAATTTATGAAGTGGACACGAGCAAAGAATGTGGTGCTTAAAGGGTTAGTGAGGCGTAGAGAGGCTGAGGCTAAACTATATGAGCAACTTTAGAACTATATTAGTTAATTTATTATCGGACGAAAGCAACAGTATTAGCCACAAAAGAGTAGTGGCTATGCTTGGCAGCGTTTGTCTTTTTATATCCCTGTTCTTAAACATAATCTTAAAAATTAACCCAAGCGATAAGTTGGTCGATGCCGTCTTGTATCTTACGCTTTTTGCTATGGGTTACACCACAATAGATAAATTCAGCAAAAAATAAATAATGCTAAAATCAAAACGCAAACGCCTCTTTTTCGATATTGAAGTTTCGGCAAATATCGGCTTCTTTTGGAGTTCCGGTTACAAAATAAATATCGGTCCAGAAAGCATAATCAAAGAACGTGCAGTAATTTGTATCTGCTATAAGTGGGAAGACGAAAAAGAAGTTTACCATTTGGAATGGGATAGCAAACAATGCGATAAAAGAATGTTGCAAAAGTTTGTAGAAGTAGCAAACACGGCTTCGGAATTAGTAGGACACAATGGCGATAAGTTCGACTTAGCGTGGATAAGAACCAGGTGCCTATTTCATAAAATTGAGATGTTCCCTTCTTATGTTACTATTGACACGCTAAAAGTAGCAAGACAAAAGTTTAGATTTAATAGCAACAAGCTTAATTACATAGCTGACTATTTAGGTATTGGCACTAAAATCAAAACCGAATATAGTTTATGGAAGGACATTGTTTTGCATAAGGACAAAGTAGCTATGGCTAAAATGATTAAGTACTGCCAGAAGGACGTAGTTTTATTAGAGCAAGTATTTAACGCACTTAAAAACCACATAGAACCAAAAACACATTACGGAGTTATCTTCGGACAAGACAGAGGCTCTTGCCCTGAATGTGGAAGCGATGATCTAATTATTTCACTTCGTAGAACAACCGCAACCGGAGTAAAGAAAATATCGTACAAGTGCAAAACTTGTTTTAAAATGCATAGCAAAACCGACAAATAAATGGATAGTAAAATTCTTAGCTTAGTAATTGAAGATATGCGCAGCCGTGAGCAAGTAGGTAAAAAGAAGTACAACTGCACAATGGACAGGGAAGATTTATCGACAGGCGAATGGATAACACATTTGAAGCAGGAATTACAAGATGCAATACTTTACCTTACTAAACTTGAACAGATACACAATGCGCCTCAAAAAGATATTTAGCTTCGGAAATATTTTAGATCGTGA